CATATACTCTTCACCAGTCGAAGAATTAATTAATTTGTAGTCATACAAAGCAACAGAATCACTAGGAATGTAAATTTTACAAGAGGAAGGTGAGGATATAAGTTGACTTAATCCAGAACAACGACCACTTACACACGCTATAGGACCAGCAACTTCTCCAAAATATGAATTTATTTCTCCCCAAGGCAATCCATCTTTTTGAATATCATTAAAAGAAGTTGTTCCAGTTTTAGCATAATTTAAAACCGCAAAAAGATACTCATATAATTCACCTCCAATTTCTCCATTACTAACTCTAGTGTTTAATGAATCAACAATAGTATTGTAATAAGAAGTTGTAGATATAAATGTTGTATTTTCTACACCAAAATCTTTTGGTTTTAGACCAACACCAGAAACTCCGCCAGGCTTACGGAAATTATCTATAGGCGAATAATAAACTGATCCATTTTCATTAAACTGAAAGGCAATTTTATTATTACCACCCCCTTTAATATGTTGTGAAAATATATCCCTGTAAGTAACTTTTCCTCTTAAAGGTAGTGTTCCTTCCTGCTTGGATGTCGTTTCGTCAGCATAATAAGGTGCAGATTTTTTAACTTCTACAACGACGCCATCATTTCCTTCGTAGTATTTTTTCCAAGAATCTTTACCAGAAGTTGCCATTTTTTGAAATTATTTAGTGCTCAAGAAGGGATTTGAACCCCCACACCATAAAGGCGGCAGGACCTAAACCTGCTGCGTCTACCAATTCCGCCACTTGAGCAAATGGAGAATAGGGGAGTCGAACCCCTTACCTCCTGCGTGCAAAGCAGGCGCTCTACCAAATGAGCTAATTCCCCAGTAGAACAAGACTAGTATATCACCGAAGTGGCATAAAGTCAAATAGTTCTGGATGAAGATTTCCATACTTTCGCATCAGTTCTCCAGCTTTGGCATTTGCCTGGTTTTCTGTTGGGCTCCCTGGATTAGAACTTCTATGCAAAAGTTTTTTTTCTAGATTCTGTTTATAATGAAAATACTCGTGAGCAACTGTTCTCAAAATGTCCATAGGATGCCTATTGATTATACTGATAAAAATTATATTTTTATCAGTAATTTCTCCAAATGCTTTATTTTTTTTAGCATAAGAAGTGTCGTCAATAAGAATGATTGGAATATCATAAGTAATGCTTAATTCTCTTTTAAGAAAGACCAAAAATCTTTTAAGAATAGCATCAAATTGCATTCTTGATATTGGTCTTCCTTTTGTTTTCCCAATCAAAGACATTTTTTTAGATATTTATTCTGGATCAATAGCACAGGCAATTTTATCGTCAAGATCATAAATTACATTACGAATATCAATAATTCTTGGAGGAATACTTGTTTGATTATAAGTATATCCTTTTTGGGAGTCAAAAAGAACTTGACGAACTGCGGCAGCAGAACGAAGATCTAGTTTAATTGTTACTTGTTTTTGTTTGGTCATAGGTCTCCCTCAGCACGATTTTCTGAGAAATAAACATCAAAGGCACCTTCAGGATAACGCTTCAAAAGTTTTTGAACGTTACGGGCAACCACATCATCAATACTAACACCAAGCGCCATACAAGCTTGAGCAACATACCACATAATATCACCAAGTTCAATAATCAGGTGCTCACGATTGTCCTCATTATAAGGTTTGCCTTGGAATACCATCTTTTTAACAATTTCCAAAAATTCACCACCTTCAGCATTAATACCAACTGAGGCGGTCAGAAGGCGTTCAATATTTGCACCTTTCTCATCCAGTTGAACCAGACGATCAGAAAGAGCAAGAAAGTCTTTTGATGCATCAGAAGTTACAGCATCAACAAATTCAGCGTACTTATTGAAATTAACGTGCTTTGCTTGTTCCATTAAAATTTAAATCCTTCAAACGACTTTTTAGGTTTTTTTTCTTCGTAATCATTATACTCGCTATCCTGTCCAGAGTCAAGTATGTCTTTCTGGGCAGTTTGTTCACAATCATAAAGTCTCATCTTTGCCCTATCAATACCGACAATAAAACGCTTAAAGATTGTAGGATCATTATACCTATTCTTAAGTTGTTTTACCATAATCTGCCCAAGTTGCTCCAACTCTTCAGTGCTAATAAGGGCAAACATAAGATCAGCAGTAGCAGGAAGACCAAAGGATTCAGAAGTATCAGTAAGTTCAACATCAGAAGAACCAAAACCTGAACGAGTGGTCTGAGTAGCGGAGACAATCGGGACATTAAACTCAACGGCGAGTCCCCTAAGTTCTTCAGCAATTGCTTTAACAAATGTATATGAATTGATATTGCTGTTTCCTTTATACCTGCTGGAAGCACAAATATTAAGGTAATCAACGAAAATAATATCAGGTCTAAATGACTTCTTAAGTGCAAGTTCGTTAAGAAGTGCCTTAAAATGACCACTATGTGCGGAAGCGGTTGGATATTCTTTAATTATAAGAGATCCACTAGTTTTCTTTGCAAGATTAGTTACCTTGTTTTCAAAGGTGGATCTTGGTAATTCCTCCAACTGCTGAATAGGTACATTCAAGAGATTTGCATCAATTCGCTCAGCAATTTTTTCTTCTGCCATTTCCATTGTAATGTACAAAACGTTCCGCCCTTGGAGCAAGACGGAGCTAGCCACATGGCACATGAATAGAGACTTCCCGACGCCCGTACCAGCAAGAGCGATATTAAGAGTTTTGTTAGGGAGACCGCCTTTGGTAATTTTATTAAAGTATTCAAGATCAAATTCAATTTTATCCTCCTTTCTGTGATAATACTCATATCGTTCTTCATAGTTATTTAAGTAATCGTGACCGATATTATTATCAAAACTAACTGCAAGAGCATCAGAAAGGATGCTAGGGATAGCATCTCTATTCTTTTTTGAATCATTTCCATCGGCAATATGAATGCTTTCCATAAGTGCCAAATAAATGGCACGATCACGACACCATCTTTCAGTGGTATCAAGTAACCACTGCTTATCTGCGGGGAAATCATTCAAATTTTTATTAATTTCCCTGATTTCTTTAATCTGATCTTCAGTTAAGTCTGTTCGGTTTTCTACCTCAATATTAAGTGCTTCAACTGTAATTGCTGAACCATATTTTACAATGAATTGAGTAATCTCTTCAAAAATAACTTTTTCAGACTTATGTTCAAAATAATCTGGTTGTATGAAAGGTATGACCTTTCTAGAATAATCTTCATTGAATACTAAATTTCTGAGAATAGTGGTCTCAATTCGTTCCATAAGAGAATTGTTGTTTTGCGATAGCATCAAGTTTGTTCATTACTTCTTCAGTAAAATATTCTTCTGGATTGGCAAGGATTTGCTTTCCGTAGATTTTTTTTCCATCAATCTCATAACGCCCCGCAACATTTTTCCATAAACCGCCAATCTCACCAAGTTCAAGCAACCCATAATATCGATCAAGACCGCGTTCATCATAAAAAAGACGAATCTCCACATCTTGATTTTCCTTACTTAAACGTGACTTGTGAGTCTTTGCCTTAATAATGTTTCCGACGATTTCTGTTCCATCCTTCTCCTTTTTCTTACTGAGATAAATGATAGTAGAAGCGGCATACTTAAGACCACTACCACCACCCATTTCTTTAGTAGGAACATAAGCACCAATCACATCATAAGTATGATTTGTCACAATCATAGGAATATTTGCCTGCCCCAATTTAAGAGTGAGCATTCGGAAAGCACCTTTAATAAGTTGTGATTTAGTCATATCACGAACTTCTTTTTCATTTAAGGCATCGGTGATCTCCTTACTTGTAGAAAGCATTCCCAAAGAGTCTAGCACAAACATACAAGGATTGCGCTCCCCTTCTGGTTTTTTCATATAAAGATCTACCGCTTTAAGTGCTTTAGTGCGGAATTCTTCTACGGTGACAACATTAACCACGACAAGCCTTGATGTGTCGATGCCGCGACTCTCCAAGAGAGATTTGGTAATGGCAGCCTCGGTATCAAAATAGAGACAATAACCATCGGGATGATTATCAAGAAAATTCTTAACAACGGCGATGCTGAAGAAAGTCTTTCCAGTACTAGACTCTCCAGCAATAGCAGTAATCTTATTCCCAGATACACCACCAAATATGCTACCTGAAACCAGTGCATTAAGAATGTAAGAACCCGTGTCAACATAACTCTCAGTCTCATCAATATCCGATGCTATTTTAGTATAGTCATCGCCAATTTCTTTTACAATATCTTTAAGAAAGTCCATTATTTTTGTTCCTTTTTTCGACAGTTTACTTTATAAGACCATAATTTAGCATAAAGTTGAGGATTAGATGATCTCAACTTTTCAATAATAATTTCCAATTCACTTTCAGTTATTGGTAATTCCATTAGGTAAAAAATAAATCTAAATTAACAGTTTTTTCTACATTCCATCCAATTGCATCTAGAACAGACTTAAGTGGATCAACAAAACTCTTTTCAAATTGTAAATCATAGTCGATGTATTTGTCAAGACCAAGTTCTCTGGGAAATTCTTGAATAAAGGCAATTACATTTTCACGAATAATATTTGGAGTTTTTAAATAAATGTATTTAATTTTTTCACCATTGTTAATCAAAGAGTATTTGTTTGTAAGTTTTTTCTCTTTAATATAATGATTGAATAGAAGTGCTCCACGAACATGAAATGGAGTTTTAAATGCATAAATTGAAGATGGTGAGTGATACTTGCGAACATCAGAAGCAGATTTTGGAAATGCAATTTGCTCTGGTGGAAGTTTCTTAAACTCTTCACGACACTGATCAATATAATCAATCAAATCATCTTCATTTCCATTCATTAGAATCTTAAAAGAATCCTTCAACATCTTCCTACAAGGTGCTGGAGTAGAAGATTTGATTGCCTCAATACCTTTGATCTTAAGTTTAGGTTCTTCATAACGAACACCTTCACTATCCCACACACTCAGAATGTATCGCTTTTTCGCAGTCCAAATACCACGCTCAGCAATACACTCTCGCTTCATAAACATCTTCTGATCATAAGCATTCACATAGTCCGCCAGTTTTTGGTAAGAACTTTCAATATACTTTTCAAATTCCACCTTACAGACCTTATCAAGGAACGAAACAACGCTTTCACTAGTTTTCTCTCTTCCTGCGAATACCTTGTCCACCAACGGACCCATATTAACATAAAGAGAATCAGTATCAGAAGCAATAACATAATCTACATCTCCACTTTTAAGAACTTTATTTAAATATCCATTCATAGAATTCATAATCCATTGAATAGATACCTGACCCGAAAGAGTGATTGCCTCAGCATTTGCGAGTTTAAAATAACGAAAATACTGGTTACCAATAGCACCATAGGCAGAGTTAAGTTGAATTTTCCTCGCCATTTGAATGTTATTGCACCTTGCAATTTCTTTAATCAGTTGTTTGTTCTTAGTTTTTTCATATTCCTGCTCAGCAGCAAGCATCTTTTTCTTAAAGATTACACGTTCATTATAAATCTTTTCCATCAATTCTGGAAGAAAACCGCGAACGTCTTTGCGATACATAGCACCATTCGCACATACCGCATAGTCCTTATATAATTCAAAATTCAACTGTTCACCCAGAATTTTGTCAACATTTACCGTTGGATGCTTCTCTTCCAGAAGAGTTTCTGGCGAGATATTGTACTGCATAATGAGGTGAGGGTATAGGGAGTTGAGGTCAAAAGACACAACCCAGTCATACTTTCCTGGAATAGGTTCTTTAACATACGCACCAGCATATTTGGAATCCTTATCAGAACGTTCTTTAGGAGGAATAACAATATTCCTCTTCTTTAGATAGTTATAAATGATCGTATCCCACATCCTAACTTGCGAGAACACATCAGCATAGTTCGCTTTAGCGTCATATGCCATTGTGATCGCAAGTTCAATCAACTTCATCTTGTCTTCCAAACGGTCAACAAGTTCTACGTCAACGATGTTATATTCTACAAACTTTTGCCACCCCTTAGTATAGAAATCTTTAAAAGTATCAAACTCAGAGTGGTCTAGTTTCTTTTGCCCAAGTTCAACTTCGGCAATATAATCCAGACGATAAGATTCCTGTGCTTTATAAGTAAACTTCTTATAAAGATTCAGATAATCAAGTTGAGTAATTCCACCCACGTCATAAGAAATGTTTTTACGTCCTGCAATATAAATTTCATCTTCAGTAACAAGTCCCCAAGGAGACATACGCTTCATCAACTTTTCACCAAGAACACGATCAAGACGACGAACAAGATATGGAATATCATAAAGTTCAACGTTCCACCCAGTCACAACTTCTGGAATGTTTTCCTCAACCATCCACCAATTAATGAAGTCCATCAATAGATCTCTTTCGGTAGTAAAAGATCTATAGATTACATTTTTCTGTTTATTGTTAAATGGTCCCAGTCCCCAAGTACGAATTTGTTTAGAAGAATAATCTTGAATGGTAATCAAAAGAACTTCCTCTGAAGCAGATTCTACATCAGGGAATCCATTTTCAGATGCAACCTCAATATCCAGAGTCGTAACTTTAATTTTACTAATATCAAACTTTACTTCATCCTCAGGATACATTTCTGAAATATACTGATAGATGTATCCAGTATTTCCATAGATTTTAAAGTTTTCTACATTATCATACTTCTTAATAAACTCTCTACAGTCACGGACACATCCAGGTTGAACTGCTTCAACATACTCCCCGTTCAGTGTTTGATATTTAGTTTTTTTATTAGAAGGGACAAAAAGAGTCGGGTTAAACTTCTCACGGGTCATAAAATGTCTTCCATTTTCATAACCACGGACCAAGAAGTGGTCCCCGACCATTTGAACGTTTGTATAGAATCTCATCAGGCAGTTAGTTCAAGGTATTTTTCTACAATTTCTGGAGTTGGATCTGCTATGGTTAAAATATCCTCAGATCTCAGCATAATTTCTTTTTGATAAGTTACCTCAGGCCAAGGTTCTAGATAAAAATCTTTAGAATCATTAATTTTCGTAAATAAGAAAGGACTAATCAATTTGCAGTTAGGATCTCCAAGTTGGGCATCAATTTCAATAACTTCAGCGATCAAAACTACATTGACATTAATCAACACACACTTAACTACTTTAGACATTTACTTTCTCCTCATACATTTGTTTTACAGATTCAACAGGATCTACGATCGTAACAATATAATCCAGTGGAATATGTATTTGGGTTTCGTTTGTAAGAATTATCCAAGGAGATAATGATACCTTTATCTCACCGCGACTAACATTCGATTCTTCTTGACTTTCAAATAATAATGTTTCTCTTTTAATTGCAATAGACTGAGGATTATTAAGAATATACCCGCAGGGTTTTTCCTCAGAAACTAATTCCATTATATCTGCTATGATTGTTTCGCCAGATTTTAGTATCGCAAGTTTAATGCTCATTTTTTCCTATTCCCTAAAGTGATTATAGCAATAAAAAGGGGAGGCGTCAACTGGATTTTGCCAGTTGCCTCCCGTGGCATAGCGCCGACGATATTCTTTTCTATTTATTTAATATCATAAATCTTTTTCTTCTGATGATCTGGAATAACTTTGTTAAGTTTAACTGTAAGCAATCCATCAGCAAAAGAAACATCTCCAATAACTACATCATCGGAAAGAGTCCAGGTTCTTGTAAATGCTCTACGGGCAATTCCATTATGCATATATTCATAATCAGTTGGTGCTTTTTTGCACTCTACAAGAAGTTTATTCCATTCAGTAGAAACTTCAATATCTTCTTTCTTATATCCAGCAAGAGCAATTTCTAAGGTAAACTCTGTGGAACTTTCTTTAATTAGATTATAAGGTGGATAATTGGTAGAAGATTCGTGGAGAGTTCCAAATCTATGGAACCATTCTTCCATACCAATTGAATTTTTCTCAATATCTTGAATTAGTTTTTCAAGACCATTTGAAGTGTAGTACTTTGTGACTGTTGTATTAAACATTTGTTTCTCCTTAAAAAGCGAGTTTGTTTTTGTGGACCCTTATGGCATCCAAATATTATTTAACCACAAAACAAAAAGAGAAGCAAGGTAAAAACCGTACTTCTCTTTAGGGTGTTCCGACTTTTGTAGAGACCGCACGAAAGGTCTCATACTTATTTATTCGGTTTCCTCACCTCTTTTTTTCTTAGATCCAATATTGTACTTAGTTTCCAATACCCAATCTCCCTTATCCTTATAAGAAAGAACTTTAATCTGATTCAAAGGTGCAATATCTTGAATTTTAGTCGTATCTACAATTTCAGCCAATCCCCAATCAGCAATCAATTGAGCAATGCGATTTCGACGCTGTACATCATTTACGGTAAGATTTGCGTGCTTACCATCCAGTGCAAATAATTCTTTAAAATGAACAAGATAATATCTACCTTGCTTATGAAGAATATGACAAGACTGATAGATTTTCTTTTCCTTTCTTGAAGCAACTCCAATACGGGTCAAAGTCTCACGAACCTTAAGAAAATCATCAGGTTCATTGAGAATCACTTCAACCATTTGGTCGGGCGTCCACTTCACTTCAGGTTCTTGAACTACACTCATTTTGTTCCTCCAGTTTCAAATTTCGATTTAATAAAATTAAGTTGTTCTTTAGTAAGAATTTTCAAAGCTTGTTTTGCCTTCTCATTACTATAACCATAATAACGTTTGACATAATCAAGATCTTTGATCGTATCTTTTCGGAGCCAGGGAGAAAATCTCTTCTTTTTCCTCAGACTATTTAGTAAAAAATCATATTGCATTTTCTTTGGAAGGAAATTGTTAATATTCATTTCATTCGCAAACATAATACAATCAATATGTCCAGAAAAACATCTATTAATAATATATGGAGCGTACTCCTTTTCTAATGATGGATCCTCATCAATTAGATTCTTCTTTGTTTGGTTGATCGAGTTTAACCAGTCCTTCAATTCCATAATTAAAAAGCAAGAGTTCTTTACGTTTTTTTTGCTCACGCATATATTCACCAACAGAACGCATTGTATAAGTCAGATCAAACTCAGCAGCGTTCCATTTTCCACCTAAGAAGCGATCTTTGACAAGTTGATCGGTATTATAACTTACCAACATATCCATATTATTGGAATTGCAATCAGCAGCAAACTTATCGTGATCAAATCCTTTGTGCATTGATCCTCTATTCCCATAGAGATTATCCTTAATGTCATAAGGAGGATCGAGATACATAAAAGCACCCATATCTCCATCCATCAGATAGTCATAGGAGTAATTAGTTATACGCCAATTAGCAATTAACTGGGAATACTCTGGCAGTTTTTGAATTCCTCGCATTGAGAAGTTGGAGTTACTTGCTTGCTCTGAAAAAGATGAACTTTCTGTGAGACCACTAAAAGAACATTTGTTAACAATATAGAAAGCAACAGCACGATTAAAGTTCGTTTCAGACTCATCATTGATATGTCCTTTTGACTTTGTGAACAATTCTCTTGCCAATTCTGGGGTATTGTAAGCAAGTTTACAATCAACCAATTCATTTTTAAGATCCTCCCCAAACATCTGGAGTTGCTGCCAGAAATTTACAAGAGGTTCATATAAATCATTAACCCATATATGTAGGTTGGGATACTTTTTAGTAATATGAATTGCTACACTTCCTCCACCAAGAAATGGTTCCCGAAACTCATCATAGTTACGAAGATCTGGAAAGTAAGCACCCATTTTAGTGCAAGCACGGGACTTGCCCCCAGGATAACGCAAAGGCGTCTTAAGAGATTTTTGACTGGTCATAATCAGGTTTGTGATACTTCAAATACTCAAAAAATGTAAGTTTCATTTCTTTCTGC